TCAGTATATGACGCAAAGGGTACTAGAAAGTCCTTAGAGTTAATCTTTAAAGCAATTTTTAACGAAAATGTTAATATCACTTACCCTTCAGAACAGATATTGAGGGCATCCGATGGTGTGTGGGTTGTTGACAAATTTATAACGGTAACAACTAAATTTGGGGAAATTCCTAGTTCGAACGTAATCATACACTTCACAAATTTTCGTGGTGACTTTGTTATAGATGTAACAAAAATAGTTCAGATTGAATATAATACGTTTAGATTGTATTTTAATACATACTCTGAGATATTTATCGTAGACGACCAACAAATCAACATATACGATGAGACTAACACATTAGTTTACATTGGTCAGTTAATTAAGTCACCGTCATACCTTTCAGTAACCGTACCCGGAAATTCTTGGCAAGTTGGTCAAGTGATAATTATACCAGGAAAGAATAGCATAAATAGTATCGCTAAAGTTACTAGTATTGATTCGGGTACAGGGATAGCCAAGTTGGAAATTCGTGAACATGGTGTTCACGATCAAAATGAAATCGTCATAGTATCGCCGTACAAGAACAGGCCAGCAAGCTCTGGGGTTGTCGTTGAGTCTACGTTAGTTTCTGTATCTCCAGACATATATCACCACACGCTGACTGTTGATGACGCTACGGATGGTATATATGAATCTGTGATTGGAACTACGGATTCTCTGGATAATTCGTATTATTTGACTGAATATGTTGAACGAGGATATTATGGCGAAGAAGTTGTCAATAAAATATTTTCACAGTCATTCCCACCACAAACTGCACAGAACACTGGGATAACATTGCAGGAATGGTTAGATTCGCGGGCAACATTAATATACAATTTCGAAAATCTAGTATCAAATAAGGGTAGATTTCTTAACGAAAACGGTCAGATATCTAATCATTTTATACGCCTACAAGATAATTATTTTTATCAACCATTTTCATATGTAATAGAGACTGCGCGTGATATCAGCGAATATAGAAATCTACTAAAAATAATGCACCCCGCGGGGACTAAACGATTTTCGTCATTGTTGAAGGAAGTTGAATATGATGTGGGCGTTAATTTGTCGCGCACTTTATCATTTGAGAAGCTTCTAGAGTTTGATTCTGTGTCTATTGGTGATTCAGTTATATTAAATAATAACAAACAATTCAACGAAACAATAACAAACACTGATGAGGCTTTCAATACATTAAATAAATATATGATCGATACTGTTGGGGTTAACTCACCGGATAATGCAGTAACAACGTCTTTGGGGTATTTTGTCCCCGGAATTTTGGATGAAGATTATATCAGTGACGAACATACAATAACTATAGGATAATAAAATGATCAAAGATAATGTCATCGCAACGGGAAAATTAAGTGTGTTGTTGAAAGATGAGAACGGTATCGTAAAACAACAATTAGATATTAAAAACCTTGTTGTGACTGTTGGTAAAAACCTTATCGCTTCGCGGTTGAGCGCAAATACGGAGTTAGTAATGTCGCATATTGCGGTAGGCACAAATACTGCATCGCCAGTTATCGGTAATACGGCGCTTGGTGCTGAAATTGTTGGTTCGCGTACCGTTCTGACTGTGCCTGGAGGTTCACGGGTTGATAGCACAATTACATATAACGTGTCGATGCCCCCTGGCGTTGGTACTGGAGCCATAACGGAAGCCGGAATCTTTAATAGTGCAACTGTTGGCACAATGTTATGTAGGACTACATTCCCCGTCGTGAATAAGGCCGCACCTGACACGCTAGAAATTACATGGAATGTAACTATTTCTTAATTTACGATGGCAAACTCACTACGACACGATTTCCACGCCGACTTGGCATCGCTATTTGCGGATGATATCCAGTATCAACATTCGAAATATTATTACTATCTTGGTAAGGTCAATTCTTGGGGGCCTCAGGATGTTGCCCCAGATTTGATTCAAGAAGACTCTGAGCTTGAAAACATGGCGATACGATCAAATATCGTATATCTAAAAAATATTACGCCGAACGACATATCATTAGTTGTGACTAGATACAATTGGGAGTCTGGTAAGGTATTTGCTACATGGGATAACACAATAAACATGCGAGGTGTAGAGTTTTATTGTGTTACATCAGAAAATGGTGTGTATAAGTGTCTAAATAATAATGGAAATACTCCATCGACCGTTGAACCCTCAGGAACCTCATTCACGACAACCCACACCACGGATGGGTACGTATGGAAATATATGTACACAATTCCGTCGTTTAAAGACATTAGGTTTTCGTCGTTGACTCATATTCCAGTGCAGCGTTCATTAACGGATTCTTTTTATAATAAAGGTTCTGTCGATGATGTTGCAGTGATCAACGCGGGGTCTGGGTACACAAACACGCCGGTAACTACATTGTTGGTTTCTGGCCCAACTACCGGTGCGGGTGCTACCGGGACGTTATTGGTTGGTGTTACAGGCAATATCACGGGCGTCAATATAACGAATGGTGGTTCCGGTTATACCGCTGGCGTTGATATTTCATTTATTTCAACTGCGGGCACCGGGGGTTCTGGTACAGCAATTATCGTAGCGGGCGAAATTACTGGTATGACTATCGATACACCGGGTGTTGGGTATCAAGCTGGTGATATTATTTCGTTTACTGTGGGTGGTGGGTTGGTTGTGCCATTTATATCTGTGGTGACTGGCGAAGTTGTTGATGTAAAGATAATAAAATCGGGTGCGGGGTATACGTCACCACCAACTATAACTATTAATACAACTGGGCTTACCGGTTCTGGAAAATATGACAACCCAACTGCATTATTTTCTTCTATCATACATAACGGAAGAATAGTTCAAATTAATATCATAGACCCAGGCGAAGACTATTCGACAGACACATCAACCACTATAGTTGTTACTGGTGACGGCGTTGACGCAGAATTTACACCAGTGATACATAATGGTTCGGTAATTGGGGTGATAGTTGATAATACTGGCTCTAGTTACACTGACATTAAATTAACTGTTGTTGGCACGGGAGTTGGCGCTACACTAAATCCAATATTATCGTTATCCGATTTTATGTCTAACCAGTCAATTGTTGAACAGACGACAATCGATGGTGCAATTTATAATATTAAACTTACTGAAACTGGCAACAACTATTCACCCAGTACAACAATTGTTGTTACTGGTGATGGTGAAAATTGTACAGCAACACCAGTAATCATTGACGGTGCAATAACCAATATCAACATAACCACACCAGGGTCTAATTACACTTATTCTAAAATTGAATTTGTTGACCCATTACGAGCGGTGAGCGGTAACGTAGATGCTGTAGCTTACGCAGTGTTGCCGCCAAACGGCGGTCACGGATTCAATGCAATTTCAGAATTATTTGCTAGAACATTGGCTATCAATTCCTCGCTCCGACAAGACCCCGAATTATTGTCAATCTACCAAGATTTTAGACAGTTTGGAATCTTGAAAGAACCCGTGAATATATCAAACAACAAAAAATTTGCATTATCTTCTTCAATGATTGTACATGTGGTTGAGTTTGATAATGTCGTTGGGTTAGTTAAGGATGAATTGTTGTTGCTTGGTGGTATAAAATTTAGGGTTATTTCAATATCGGGAAATAATGTAACGTTACAACAATTGGGTATTAAATATATAGACCCAATCGGAGTTTTAGTTGCGGATATAGAAAATACTCGACAATATGCGTCAACTAAAGTTATTAAATACCCAGAAGTGAACAAATATTCTGGTAAATTGTTATATGTATCCAACGAATCACCATTTTCATTTTCTGAAGATCAGGGTATTATCATTAAAACATTCTTGCAATTCTAATTAAAATGACAATAAACACAACAACTAGCCCGTATTATGATGATTTCTCTGCTGACAAGAATTTTCATAAAATTCTGTTCAAACCCGGGTACCCTGTACAGGCTAGGGAACTGACGCAAATTCAGTCGATATTAAATGACCAGATTGCTAAGTTTGGTAATCATATCTTCAAACACGGTTCGGTTGTTATACCCGGAAACAGCAATTCCGATTTAAATGTGTGTTATGTGAAACTACAGACTACCAACGTTGACGTTACATTGCTAGAAAATAAAGTTGTTGTTGGTGCTACGTCTGGGTTGAAGGGAATTGTTCGTAAGGGTATTAATGCTGGCGGAACAGATCCATCAACAATATATGTTTCATATTACAACTCTGGTGTTAATGGTGAAAAATTATTTTTAGATAATGAAAGTTTAAATATTGAAGGCGCTTTTGTTACTACTGCACTAACTGCTGCTACTGGCGGCGCATCAATGGCGTTCATTAATGCTGGTGTTTTCTTTGTTAATGGTTCATTTGTAACGGTATCGAAACAATCTATTGTTATCGGTAAATATACAAATTCTCCATCGTGCCATGTATTATTAAAAATATCTGAATCTATTGTTGACTCCGATGTTGACTCATCTTTATTGGACCCTGCGCAGGGCTCATATAACTATGCAGCGCCAGGTGCTGATAGATTAAAAATTGAATTAATATTAACAACGCTTGATTTATCCGCAAGTATTGATTCAAATT